TATCGCTCCCCTTCCAGGATTGCCATTCGGTGCACCCCCCCCTCTCTTACTCTCACCGATACCCGCTAGGCTTCGTGTGCGCGCGCGTATGGGACAAATATCGGGCAAGTAATACGATTAGGTGAGTATATAGGGAAAGCGCTTAGAAAGGCAATGGCGCGTTATAGTTGAAATGATATTATGGCGAGGGCAGAAATATATATTTTAATGTTTTTAGTTTGATTTGAGTAAATAGCAGACAAAAAAAAGCCGATAATTAAACCGGCTCTTAAGTGTTTTGTTATATGTATTTGTATATGGGTAAAGGTAATAGATTCCAAAAATGCAGCTATTGATCCTTATCATTAAACAATAGGTCGATAGACTGATATATAAAAATTAATCCCGCGATTATTAATATTGCCTGTTCTATGTCGCTTATCATCTTAATGACTCCAATCGTTAGGATCGGATAAGAATTGCTGCAAATCCCGCTTTCGTTGTATGCGATCAATAATAGCCAGCGATAGCGTTAACGCTTCATATAACGCGCGTTTACTATCAAATAACGCTATTGATTCAAAACGCCCGCTTTGATTGCCATTACTATCTAAACTATAAGACTGGCCAAACTGACTATAACAGTAAGCCTTGCGCCCTAGTTCGATATTTAGCCGCTCAACGTGCGCCGCTATATCATCTAATTTAATTCTATTTTTCATAATTTCGCCCCTTTATTATATCATTTAAACCATTGTTTTTAATGTATTTAACGGCGCTATATTGCGTGACACATAGCCGCTCACTTTACCGCGATACACTCTTAATTGATCAACATTAAACGCGGGGTTAGTGGTATTAAAAAACACCCTAAAATTGACCGTTAAGTCTAACGGGTGGCGGCTTTCTTTATATTTTTCCGCGTAAGTATCAACAATTGATTGCGCGTGCTTAATACCGCGTGATTTAAAATTCGCGCCTGTTGTCTCAAATAACGCGCCGTTCTTGTGATATACCTCGAAAATACAATAATTAAACATTTTAAAAACCCCTTTTTTGCTGATTATGGTGAATCTGAATTAATGCCTTTAACCACGCGTGACGCGATTGCCGCTTTGCTCGAGTTAAGCCGCTTTTTTTAAGTTTAGTGCGCGCCGCTTTTATCAATTGTCTATCACTAGCATAAACGCCGCCCGCTTGTCTTTGTATTCTCAAATATTGCCCGCTAAACATAATAAAACCCCTTTTATAGTAGTGCCGCCAATTTGTTTAAAGTATTTACATTAAAGAAAAAATTCTGTCTTTTTTCGTCAATTGCGCGCGCTTTCTTATTGCTACCTTTTCGCTTTAAAGTACCGACCGCGCCCGCTATATCGTCAAAACGGTAATCCGTTTTATCCATATCAATAAGCGGGATTCTATTAAGCTTTTTAGGGCGATTATATTCGCCGTTAGTTTCCGCCGTGTTGATAGCTATAACAGTGTTTAAACCGCCACTGATAGCCGCTGCTGTATGCTTTAACGTGCGCGCATTGTTAGCGCTACCCGCTGAAAGTTAAATGATAATTATTTAAATTATTTTTCTTGATATAGCTGATTATTTTGGTGTAGTCATAAAAGCTTATATGAGGACATTGAAGCGATAAACGATTGCCAATTGATATCGCTTGTCCCGTTTAAGCGTATCCGCAATTTGTCGCCGTGTTTTTGATAATGGCGGTTTATTTCAATTTTTAGGCATTGTTCGAACCGTGCGCGTTCTAATGCAAATAATATAGTCCTTTTTATTTTTGCATTGTCGCCCGCTTGCATCCCTAATTGACCGCTAGATTCAAGGCAATCATTTATGCATCCGTAAAGCTTGGCCGCCGCGCATAGTGTTTTAACGGTTATAGTATCGGCTGGCTTTAAGTATAAAATCCCTATTGCATAACCTTCGCCCTTTTTCGTTTTCGCGCTAGAGCTTACATTAATAAGTGGCGTATCCGTTTCCGTTAGATATTCCCAGTTATCCCGCGTCCATTGTTTAGCCGCATCCGTTAGTAATTCGCTATTTAATACCGTGTTTTTATTAAGTAATAATTTCATTTTTAATCCCCTTTTATAAGTAAATAAAGACAAGAACAGGCGCTAGCAATAAAACCGCGCCCGCTATGCCAGCCAATGTATCGACTAAAAACAAATTAAAGCTATATTGCGCGCGCTTACTTGTCGCACATTTAATCGCTTTATTTTGATAAACGCCGTTTTTGAAATCGCTTGTTATCATTATTCGCTAGCCTCCATAAATTGAACCGCCATAGAAAGATAGGCTGTTAATTGTTCGCGGCTTATTCCGTCACTTATCATTTTTTGAATTTGCGGCTCTCTCATTAACAATTGCGGATCAACTAAAAACGAATGACAAACTTGTTCAAATTGCTGTATTTGACATTTTATAAACTCCCACGGGCTAATGCCCTTAAATTGATTGAATTTCAATAATAGTCTAATAATTTCAATTAATCACCCCTTTTTTTTAAATTATCCCAGTATTTAACAATTCCGCCACGGCGCGACAATATGCCCACATTAAACGAGTATTTTTTCTTGCTTCATTTATACGCCTAATTTTTTGCGGCTTTTTGCTGGCTAAAAAAAATACTGTATATTTATGCAGTACTGTATAAATTCTCAGTACTGTGCAGATATAGAGTATGGGTCAAAAAAATCCACACCCCCCCCAGCGGATTCAAGGAAGAAGCTTCCAAAATTCCAATAGAATGCCTCCCAAAATTCCAATAGAATGCCTCCCAAAATTCTATACAAAGACCTCCCAAAATTTCAGGCAGTCACAAAAATTTAGTTGGCAAAAATAATTATTTATTGCAACTAACTTGCAATTGCGCGTATAAACTATATAATGTTTAAATAATTTAAAGAGCAGGGATTAAAAAATGAGAATTACTAATAAGCAAATATCAGCAAGAATAGAAAGAGAGTTTGGCATTCCACATATCAATGTCTTTGTAGATTACGCGACAGGTCATAGCTTTTTTTACAGTGATGATGATGCAACTGCTGAGTGGTTAGGTCTTTGGGAAGAAACAACTACAGGTGCTTACAGATTAAACAGTTACACTCTTGATGAATGGCTACACGTTTTTAATGTTATGCGACCTAAAATAGTCAAAACTTTATAATACAACGGGGCGCAAGCCCCGCAACCAAAAGAGGGTTAAAAAATGTTCATAAAGGCAACTCAAAAAGATATGGCAAAGTATACTCTTAAAGAATTAATAGACTTCACTGAAAAAATGCAAGATAAAGCTGAAGCTCTCACGCCACGATTGCAGCGCACCACGGGAATGGACAAGTGGTATAGAAATTCCTTACCAGTTTTGTGCGGCGAGATACAAAAAAGGCAATTAACAGCTAAAGATAGGGGCGAAATATATCCCGTCTTTTCATAATCAATTAATAGGGGCAAAAGCCTTAAAGGGTAAACAAATATGTATGCAACAATAATTGACGAAGTTTCTTGTTACGGAGCTATAGATAGCGATTCAGTCATTATTATGGCTTTTGATGATGAAAACTTTGACGGTATTTCTGAGTCTAGTTTTGACACTTGGAGCGAAGCGGTTAAAGAGTGCTCTGATTACGCAAAATCAGTAGGAACAACATTAATCCAATTAGAGGCAGAATAATGCAATACACTACAGCCAGCCAGTACGCTAAATTTCACGGTATGAAGTCATTGAAGGAAGTAGCCGATATGACTAATCAATCGTCTGAGACTCTAATTAATTGGTACAAAAAGAAGCGCGAATTGTTCGAGGTCGTTATAGTTGGCTGCGTAGTCACTAAACGAATGAATGAGATGGAGCAGGAAGCAGATGGGGATTAAGAGAGATGCCGCAGACAATTGGTTTTCAAAATGTGTCCGTGAACGCACTAATTACACCTGTGAGGTCTGTCATAAGCAATATGACCGCAGCTCGACTGGTCTGCATTGCTCTCATTACCACGGTAGGGCAAATAAATCCGTTAGATGGCACGGTGACAATGCCTTCGCCCACTGTTTCGGCTGTCACCAAAAAATGGGAGCAAATCCACACGAATTCCAGCTCTGGACAGAGAATATATTAGGTTCTGGCAGGTATGACCTACTAACTGAACGCAAGAATGATACCAATATGGGCAAGCAGATGCACAAAGATAATAAAGCGGGTCATATTGCGAAGCATTATAAAGAGCAACACGCCATATTGTCAGAAAAAAGGGCAGATGGTGAAACTATGTACTTAGACTTTGAGGATTACTCGTGAGCGCAGTTAATAAGTTTAGAGAAAAGCAAAAAGAAAAAGGCAATGCCGAAGTGCGTGGTCTATATTGTAAAAAAGAATGTCACAAAGACATCAAGTCACACATTAAACACATTTTAAGATTACACGACAAAGGGATAACCGATGAGCAAATCCGTAGTAGACTGGCTAGAATTGATCTGGAAAATTGATCTACCTAGCAACTCCAAGTATGTAGCAAGTTATCTTAGAACCTTATATGAATATGAAGCGCGACCTTTGTTGGCCGTCAGTTGGTCGTATAAGCAAGGAAACTGGGCTATCTGAGCAAACAGTAAGGGCGCATATTAAGAAGCTAGAGGCGGCTGGGTGGCTTACAGTTGATAGAAGTGAAGGTGGGCATAGTGGTACAACAAATCGCTACTAAAGCGACCATACCTGATACCCCTGCAACCATTGCACCCCTGCAACCATTAGACCCCACCCCTGCAACAGTTGCACCCCTACCCCTGCAACCATTAGAGGGGAATAAACAATACAATAAACAAGTAAATAAACAATTATTAAATAAAGAGATTCCTGATGAGTTAGCTGCGGCTGCAACAGGCGTACTGGCTCAAGAAGGGCGCGAGCTTCGATATGGAAGAACAATGGCTGCTATTTACTTCTCATCATCAGGCTAAAAAGACTAATGTCCACAACTACGCAGCAGCGTGGCGAACGTGGTACGTCAATGCCGTTAGGTTTAACGCTAATCGACCTGAGAAAAAAGAAAAGATTTTCAATAGATTAACTGATGATTCGTGGGCAAATGGCTTTATTGATAAATAATTTAAAATAAAGTTTGACAAATGCTAGATATGCGCGTAATCTTATAAACATCAAGTCATCAAATGCAAAGGGAGCATAAAATGATAAACGATAATCCAGCAAGAGTAGCACCACCAGAGTCACCAGTTGAGGCCAGACCTTAAAAAGTTGAAGTACGATTTTTTAGACGTTTATCTCGACAGCGATAAAACCGACTCTGCCTTTCACGAAGCATTAGAAGATCATATCTTTGAGAACGGCTTAATCCACGTTTGGCTACGCAAGCTATACACCAAGCAGCGCGATGATGTTGAGCTAGATATGCAGGACGTTCTTAGTGATTTTGTATCAGACTATATCGAGGCGAAGCTATGAACCTCACTAAACTTCAAAAAGAAATTATCCAGCATCGTTTAGATGTAACTGACGCAATGGCTGACGTTATGTACGATGAGTATTCAGCGTTGTTTAGCTCTTGGAATGAGTGCGAGTCCGAAATAATATCGAGAGCTAAAACTTTAATAGACAAATTGGTTAAAGGCTCTGACTTAGATGATATAGAGCTTCATATGGTTGAGGATATTGTTAGCGATGAAGTGTTTGTTGATTTATCTGATGGCGCTGACCCTGACGAGTGCTCATCAAGTAAGGCGGCTGGTATAAGAAGATCACACGAATATCTTTGCACCAAACTTATAAAGTTATTGGAGGTCAGCAATGAAAACTAAAGAATTGGAAGGCGCATTAGTTGATGAGTCTATTGGTGACGCTCACTCACATAAAGAGTGGGAAGGCTGGCTAGAAGCAAACCTAATGTCGATGATGGCTGACTATGCTCGCGAAGCTGGTTATCCAACTGGTTATGAGTTCGGTAAGGCTATGGAAGCAATGGCGCTAGAGATTTGGCAGCTAATGAATGACAAGCAGCAAGACGAAGGAGTACCGTTCTAATGGCTATGTATACTTGTGATAACTGTAATGAGTTAAAAGACGATGACTGGTCGCCTTGTTCTGACACTAAAACGATGGACTGGGTCTGCGAGGATTGCTTGCCCGAAGTTGAAGAAGAAGAAAATGGGTAGAGAGAAAGAGTTTAGTCCTGTTGATTTTGAGCATCGCGGGACTGCTTACCAAAAGCATCACGATAGAATGGTGGGCGGCTCAAAAAGATTTGTATCTGATACGCCTTGCCCAAAATGCGGGGAGTATCTAAGAAGGTGGCGCAAACAAAGAGAAGACCAAAAGACTTCATCTTGTGTTAGCTGCTCGCAGATAGCAAAGAATAAAACAGCCGATACGGTTAAATGCGATAAGCGCAGAGCAATAGAAGAACACCAAAACAAAATGGGAGATTACGATGACTATCTATAAGAAAATAGCAACAGCACGAACTAAGCTACAATCTATGCCGCTAAAGAAATCAGGGCATAATAAGTTTGCAGGGTACAACTACTTCGAGCTAGGTGACTTCTTGCCAGCTTGTAACGATATATTCGCAGAGCTAGGCTTATGCGATGTTATTAGCTTCGGCACTGAGTTAGCTACACTTACTGTATACGATACTGAGACTAGCGAGAGCGTAGTATTCAGCTCACCAATGGCATCAGCCAACTTAAAAGGCTGTCACGATATTCAAAATCTTGGCGCGAGCCAGACCTACCTACGCAGATACTTATGGCAAACCACTATGGGTATGGTTGAGCACGATGCGTTAGACGCTTCTAAGCCCGACCAGCCAAGCCGCGAGGAGATATGCGCCAAAGCAGTAGAGGCTCATATTGATTCTCTACAGTACATTCGCAAAATGTTAAGTGACGCTACACCTGAAAATGTTGCACTGGCTAAAGAAGCGTTCGGTGAGATACCCGATACAGACCAGAGAGCTATGTGGGTTGCTCCAACTAAATGCTCTACTGCATTCCTAACAACCGAGGAGCGTAGACTGCTCAAAGGCGCGTGAGAATATCTGATAGGTTAAAGATGAGGATAGTTAAGATGTTGCACTTCACACAGTTAAACTACTCCGAAATATCACGCTCGCTAGGTGTCCGAAGGGAGGTGGTTTACAAAGTAGCCAAAGAAGTAAAAGACGATAAACCACTAACTGATGATGAGCTGGCTTGCAGTAATACAACAAAAGGCTTTATGGATTATTTAAGGAGAGATAAAAATGACTAAAAATAAAGCTCTTGATAAGTTAGATATAAAGGAATGGGAAAGCCTGTTTAAGTTACGAGATGTTTGGATTGAAAGTGATGACGTAGAGGCAGAGATAGCAAATAATCTTTTTTATACTACGGCTCGGTCTTTGGTAAATAAGCAAGAGGCTAGAAGAGATGGACGATGAAGAATGGGTAGAAATTATCGCAGCTTTAGTAATAATTGGTTTAGGATTTATTTTTATAATACAAACTACACATTAAGGAGAGAAAGATGAAAGAAGAAAATTCGGTTTATATAGCGTTAGCTCTTATGTTTGTTTCGGTAGGGGCTTGGTTCACTCATATTATCCACTGTCTTATCCACGCTAAGTATTTGTTGTTGATTGCTGGCGCGTTTATGTTCCCTGTTGGGATTATCCACGGTGTGGGTATTTGGTTTGGGGTTAGCTGGTAATGGGTACTAAAGGGATTGATCAGCGCCCTTATGATCGAGATAAATTTAATAATAACTTCGATGCTATTTTTGGTAAGAAAGAAGAAAAAAAAGAGGAGGTGAAGGTTGAACGAAGAACATCTGGAGGAAGGCGATCTTATGATCGCGATAAAAAAGTCACCTGATAATGAGTCATTTTTTCTACTCATATCGACCGACCAAACAACAAGTATTTTTGATGTCGGTGACAAAACTGATTTAAGGGCGCTCGGTGAGTTGTTCCTTGAAACAAGAAATTCAATTATTGATCTAACAAGGGAGTTACATTAATGAATAATCCAAGCCAGTACGACTTGATAAAAGACCACTTAGAATCAGGTAAGACTCTAACAAGATTAGAGGCTCTGAGCGATTTAGGTATTATGAATCCGACCGCACGAATATCAGAACTAAGGGCAGACGGAATACCCGTAGAGACAAGAATGGTCGGTGTCTACAACAGATGGGACGCAAAGGTTAAGGTTGCTCAGTGGTTTATACCTGAGCAGGAAAGCCCTTTATTTAGACGTAATCGCAGCTAGGCAGCACTTCCTTGCGCTGCTGCTGGTCAGCGTTACCTAGCAACCAGCAAACCTTTTAATTAACTAAAGAGAGTATAACTATGCAATACGATGACAATAACAAAGGCGCACTATGGCCTGCCAAAGACCGAGCTTCTGATAAACACCCACACTTCACTGGTAAAGCTATGGTGGGCGGGGTTGAGTATTATGTTTCAGGTTGGAAGCGCGACCCTAACGGCAATCCAAAAGCGCCCTCGGTTAAGTTTAGCTTTAAGGCGGTAGATGAAGTGAAGGCGCAAACTATGCAGCAAGTGCCACAGGAAACGCAGCCAGCTCAGGCAGCACCGATTGACTTCGATGATGATATTCCATTTTAGGGATTAGTTATGAAATATACAGCTCAGGCAACAACAGGTATTACAGGCGCACCCGCTGGAATGTATGGCGATTTGCGAGTGGACTCTTTGGGGACAGGCGATAAGTTTGACCCTTGGAAAATACAAACCTCAATGTTTGGTGAAAAAATGAGGCTGTCTGAAGTCAGAGATAACATTAGAGATTTCCATAGGTTAAACGCCTATGGGACTCTTGTTATGTTTGCACTAAGGAATGGATTTACCGAAGACCAATTGTGCAGGGTTGCAGATAACAAAAAGAATATCTGTTATGACCTGTACTGCGGTGATGTCATTTTTAGAAAGTTGAATGACCGCCACTATAAACGCAAAGCAAAGAAGGTGCGTAAAGGTGCGTGAATTTATAATTAACCCAGCTAACCAAGATACTGTTGATGATTTTGTTAGCTATTTAGATGAGACTCTGCAAGGTGGTGGCTTATTCAAAGTCACCATCAAGCAAGTTAAAGACAGGTCGCTGTCACAAAATGCTTTACTCCACATATGGTTTAGAGAGTACGCAGCAATGCGCCTTAATAAGCCCCTCAAGAAGATTACTCAAGACGATACCGATTCTATTAAGTTACTTGTCAAACAAGCCTGTTACGGTGATATGAAGTACGACTGGCTATGCCAGCGTGTGACTAATATAGATACTGGCGTCTCAGCTTTTGTTTTAAGGTCTACCAGTAGATATGACAAGGGCGAGATGTTTATGTTTATGGAGTGGTTTCAAGCGTTCGCAGCACAAAAAGGTTTATTACTTGAATCAATGGGTGAATTCGGGAGATTAAAAGATGAAACCAACCAATAGAGATAGATGTGAAAGTTATAAAGATATTTGCGAGGTCAGGTTCTTACTTTATATGGCGTACCAGTGCGATAGTGTGACAGAAAAGAAGAAGTTAATTGATGACGCGATGATTAAGATTGACTCTTACATATGGGAAGATTTCGCGGAGTATCGTACTAAATGAGATACGCCAGCCACTATAAAGACGACCCTAACGAAGATAGAATAATCGCTCACGCCTGTAGGGCTTGGAAGTGCCAAGCAAAGAAAATCCCGCCGCATTACGTTCTAGACTTCGCTATGTTGCGTAAAGGTCAGATAGTCGGCTTTGTTGAGGTTAAGAAGCGACACTTCCACTACGATAAATTCCCGACAACAATCATTCCATTCAATAAGATAATAAAGGCTAAAGATATGCTCAGGTTCGGCTATCCGTCATTCTTTATGGTTGAGTGGAACGATAGAATAGGCTGGGTGAGCTTAGACAGTAAGCCCGACAAGATAACCGTGGAAGGCCGTACAGATCGAGGCAGACCCGATGACATACAGCCTATGGCGCATTACAGTATAGACCAGTTTACTTTTCTGAACTGCCAGCCAACTGATTAGCAACATCAATAGCTCGCTGACCTACTTGGTCGGCGTATCGGCTATTAAGTAACTCACTTCCCGCTAAATCGAATTCACCTTCCTCAATGTAAGCGATGGTCTTTTTAAATTGCTTAAACTTCGACAACCCCATATTAAATACTAGGTTGATGATCGCCTCTTTACGCTCTGGCGACAATTCAGCGAACCACTCAAAGTTAGACCAGCACTGCCCAGCAACGCGAGCAATATCATTCTCTAACAGGTAGGTGGCTTCCTCTTTTGATATACCGACATCATCTAGGTTACGCCCTACGCCGATTGTGAGCTTGCCCGCAGTGCATTGATACGGCTCTAACTTTAAACCTTCGTGAATTATTAATTGTTTAGTTAATCGTTCTTTATTAATCAATGGAAAAGCTCCCAAAATCTAATAGAAAAGCTCCCAAAAATTAGGAATCTTTTTTGTGACTTGCGCCAAAGTAAAATGAAGTAATTGCCGAGACAACACCGCCCATATAGCCTAAAACAAGGCTAACAATAGTATCGCTATTAGCGTCAGGTGGCTGAATAGTAACAAGAAAGATATAGCCCACAAAACCGATAAGCGAGACAAGGGCAACAATTCTAGGTGTCCAATCTCCTTTATGGGCTTTTCTTGCGTCTTGTACATCTTTCGCTTCCAATGCAAAGATGTCAACTTCCAGCTCTGCCATTTTACTTTCAAAATCAAGCTCCGCTTTTTTAACTTCGACAAGTTGCTCTGGTGACGCAGTTTGTAACGCCTTTTCAATACTTTTAGGGTCATTACTACAACCTAAAGCCTTAGCAATAGCAGATGCAGCAGCACCACCTAAAGGGCTACCTAGCGCAGTGCCAAGAACAGGCGCAACAGCACCAATAATTCCCTTAATTGCTCCAAAATTCATTTCTTTTTAGCCTTCTTCATTGGTTTAGCTTTCTTTTTCTTTGGCGCTGGTGGGCGGCCAACCTTAGAACCGTATGTACCTTTACCTTGTGGCATTACTCTATCTCCTCAATCTCAGTATTACTAATAATTAATGTTGTTTTAGCCCATTCCATAGCGCCTACAATCTCACCGTAGGTTAATAGTCCCTGCTCTGCGTATTCGTCAATCAACGCAATTATATCGTTATAGAAGTCATCTGTAGCTGCATTTCGGTAGCTATAGTTATTATGCTGTGTTAAATCTTTGACATCGGACATTATAACCTCTCAGTTGACCGCCTTACCTCACCCTTCTCTTTATCTAGGACAAGTAAGCACATTGATTGTCCACTTACATAGCCGCTAGAATCGTGCCAAGCATCAGATGGCGGTAGACCTGCAAAGCTCTCGGTTACTGTTTGCCCATAGGTTTCGCGGCTAATTTGCTTACTGTGTATGTGGCCGTGCCAACACATTCTATGCGTGCTTGCCCCCCACTCCTCTGGGTATCTGGCTGCAAAATACTCAGCCATTTTAGCGTGTTTAATAGTGTCACCGTGAGTAACCATAAAGGCTGTTTTGCCGTGTTGGTACACCCAGCATACAGCAGGTGACATTTCTATTGTAACTCTTTTATTGTTGCGCCAATAGGCTTGTTGTTGAGCCTTGAGAGCCATAGAGGTAATCGCATCGTGATTTCCGCGACAGTGACGCACTATAACCTTGTTAAAACGCTTTAGAGCCTCCTCTACGATAAAGGACATAACTTCAAGCCCTATTAGGAAAACGTGCTCCAGGCGGCCATCAGTGTCCAGTGGAGTGCCTTTAGTGGTTGTTCCTGTGTAAGTATCGGCGTGGTAGTAATCGCCTAGCTGATTAATTACGATTGTGTCGCATTCGGGCGCATTGTTCATTAGACGCATAAATACTTCTTTGTGGCGGCTTGCAGCAATCTTACAGTCGTAATTATCACCAGAGATGTCATCGTGAGCCAGCATACCAAAGTGAGCATCACCGATATTGACTACAGCAAGCTCTTGATCTTTCAGCTTTTTCTTTGGTTTAGGTATCTTGGGTGATTTGTTTTTGTGGTCTTCGAGGAACTCATCGAGGGCGTTTTTAATGCTTTGTATTTGATCTTCTTGCTTTAAGTTGGTCTTTACCCACTGGGCTTTGACCTGACCATCTTCTGAATAGAGTGTTGAAGTGCCTTTGACTAGGTGGGTAGATGGAGCAGTGTGAATCATATCGTGGTTGGGTGAGTAGCCTTGACCTGCTGCTCGCCGTATTACTATGCGCTTGTGTGATTGAACGCAAGACCTTGATACGCCTAGCTTTGCTGCGCTTTTATGCTCTGATACGCCCTCTAAATATAACTTTATTACTTCTCGCTGCTTGTCCGTAGTACAGTAATCTAATAGCTTCTTTTCCATAACTCCCCCCTTGGGATTGCTTAAAGATTATTTCTTTTTAGACTTCTTAGCTATATCTGCATCAGCCTTTCTAGCGCCACCCTTACCTGATACAAAACTATTAACTCTGCCCATAGCCCAAGCTGACATAGGTACATTGCGAGAGCCACCAGAAAGATATGCGCCTTGACCTCTACGATAAACCTTCTCTAGCTGGCTGGGGGTAAACTTTGAACCCTCTGCCTTTTTCTTTAGAGTTGCTTTAACGCTTGCGCTTAGTGGTTTTCTTGGCGGTGCTTTTTTTGCTGCCATCTTTTCCAGTCCTCGATTTCTCAACTGCTTTTAGGTCAATGTATTCACCAGCAGCATATTTTTTAGCAGTGCGTTTAATCTCTGCGGCTTTCTTGGCTTTATTCTTAGCTCCTGACAGGTACTTCTTAGCAACGCCTGTTTTTTTATCTTTTGCTACTTTTCTGAATTTAGCCATTACCATTTAACCTTATCTGCCCAGTAAGCTGCACTCATCTTACCCTTGGCTATATTCTTAGCGTGTCGGGCTTTGAATGAAGCTCGTTTAGCTTTCATCTTATCTGACTCACCCTTCTTAGGTGCGCCAGCAGTTTTAGCGCCTTGCTCACCGAATCTAATAAGTTTAGTCTCACTTCCTGTTTTAGCAAGTACAACGTGAGATTTAGTTGGGTGATTAGGAGTACGCTTTGGTTTGTTGAAACCTTCTAAGCGATTCTTAGTCAATCTTGGGTCTTTAGTAGCCATAGTATTAACCTAGCGGATTTTTACTGCTTCTTTCAATCTTATCAATAATCCTTTCAATTTTGCTTTCCATATCGCGTATTCGGCTTTTATTGACGCGAACGCCGCTTTGAATTTCACTTGTATCTGTTTCTTTGATTCCACTAATCTTTGTTTCAACATTTTTAATGTTCCCCTCAATTGTCGCTATGGTTGCTTGGATATGCCCTATATCGCTATTAGACTGCGTTACCTCTAAGGTTGTCAAACGCTTCTCTAAACTGCGTATTTCTTCGACATTATAAATCTCAGCCATCTTGCCTTCTAGGGCTTCTAGCTTAGTTTCCATTGTAACAAACGAGGCTATAACACCAGCGAAGGCAGTAGCTATTCCAATCCAAGTGCTTATTTGTTCTGCTTTCATTACGGTAACATCTCTATATTGTGATCTGGGATAGGGTAGAACTCACCCTGCATATTTGTATTTACGAGCCAAAACTCATTCTCTACACCTACGACTTCACCAGCCCAAGCTACGTTAAGCTGGTCTAAATACATCTGGTCTATTTGCACAGATGCGGAATCGTAGAATGCCTGAACAGTATCGGAAGCCTGTGTGACAAAGGTCGTTGATTCAATTATCGCCCCTGCATACTGTTCAAGCATATTTTTTGTACGACTAGCCACAACCATTCCTTCTATACTGGCTGCGTACTTGTCGCGCGTTTCTTGTTTTATTGATCTCAGGTCGTTATCTGTAGCATACTTTTCCATACCGATCTTAGTTGACTCATCGGCAACTTCTATCTCGGCAGCGATAGCGGTAACAGCAGCCATTTGCTCTGCTTCCTCTATCATTGCATCTTTTTGATTCTCGAACTCGACTTGCTGACCGATTATCTGGTCTTGTATTAACAGACCAGTAAGGTGCTCTTGAGTGGATTGTTGTAGGGCAAGATCATAGGCAGCATTAAAGGCATCAAGCTGCTGTTGAGTAACGTGGTATTCGACACCAGTGTCGGGGTCAACGATGACACTAGCACCAGTGACCATATTTTCAGCCATTTGCGAGATGAAATTGTTAGCTCCTTCACCGATGAGGGAGTTTATTACGGCTGTGTGATCTTGCAGCTCTGTCTGGCTTTTCGCGGTAAACGACAGGGCGATCAGGGACAGCGTCAGGGCGATTCTTGTAGAAGGTGTAAGCATCTTGTCCAATTAGTCCTTGATTAGTGGGGCAGGGTGTACCCGATTCAAATAATGCCCACCATACTCGGTGATCTTGGCACATTATAGATACAGCCCCCACTTTCAAGCCTAATGCCTGTAGCTGCTTACTGAGCTTCAATAGCTCACAGTTATTATCGCGAATGGGGCTTCCAATCGCAAGCCCAAACATCTGAGTCTGTACGCCAGCCCCACCAGAGAATACGCAAACGTCCTGATTATACGCAGGTGAGCTAGGGGCTACAGCCGTATTGACTACAGCGCCTTCTTGAGTAACTGTCGTAGTAGTCCTGTTATCAATGCTCTCGGCACTTTGCTGGTTGTTAGAACCGAAGTCGCCAACTGTAGCTGCCTGTTCTTCTTGAGCGTTAGATAAGTTTGATAATAGCGATAACAAAAAGACTAGGTGCAAACGCGCAAGTAATGACCGTTTTATATAAGCCACCGATCTTGTCATCGAGTTTTTCCAATCTATCATCTAACTTCTCCAGCCTTCCTTTTCGTTCCTCAAGAGTTTTCTCGATATTCTCATATCGTACAGCACATACAGATTCGTGGCTCTCGATCTTACTGAGAGCCTTGTCGATTTTCTGTTCCATTGATAAGTCCATTATTTGATTATATCGCTATACACTTGTAAGCCGCGATCAAATCCTAGTGGTTGTGTTGCCTCTCTCACTATAGAGCCTTCCACTTCAGTGGCTGTATCAAATGCAGAATCATCTATAACAGTTATCTTAATCTCAGCCGTTGTTCCGTTTGTGTAGTGTGTTTTTAACTCTGCTCCAATGTGCGAAGGTGCGTATGGGCTAATAGCTTCTGCGTAATAGGTAGCTGCAAATGGGTCGCCTTCTATATTGACAACACCGTCTGCACCTACGTTATATGGTGTAGCACCGTCTATTGAGACTTGGAAATAGTCAGCAGTTGCCAAGCTACCCTCGCTTCTATCTGTGAGCACAATGTAGCCCGCAGTATCAGTGTAAGAGCTAAAACCCCTAAACCATTTGGGTGGGTTTCCTGATACCAACATACCTAACTCTGGCACTTGTGTTGCTGTGCTAGGGTTGAAGTCATCAACAAGCATAGAGAATCCGTGGAGCAAACTAGCACCCTGCCAGTTGAACTCACCACACTTTACTCGTATTGTAAAAGTGTTATTACTCATAGCTAAGATGCTCTAGTTTCGCTAATCCAGACTTGGCTTGTGCCGATACTTGCTGTTTGATTTGAAGTTGAGCCGCTTACAACAAAGTAAGGAGTTAAAACTATTTCCTTAATAGAGTCTGCTGAAAATGTTTCAATTAAAGTCCAGTGGCTACCTTCGATACTGCCCCAAAGAGATACGTTAGTATCGCCCTTGTCAACCTGAAGTACGCCTGTATCACTGCTAAGTGGTTTAAAATTTGTTCCTGCTACTAATTTAGTCATTTTGTTTCACCTGTTCGTTAATTTGTTAAATTCAAAGAGTTGATGGTGGTTTTGCTGTAAGATACCCCATAAATTGAGTCGATTGACTACTAATTGAAAGCATACCTTGCGCGCTTGCTCCCCCAGAACCTAAAGAAGAAACCTCGTCCATCTTTATATATAATACATCACCAGCAGATACGCTTGTATCGCCTGTTACTGACTGTGACTGACCAGAGCCAGTTGTGTTTGCGCTTGAGGAAACCAAAGAAGCCCCATTGTAAAGTAGAACCCTAGCCTGTCCACTGCTTGCATACTGATTGACATTAATTTTAAAAGTAATTATTCCAGCAGCAATAACCTTAACTAAAAAAGAGTTAGCGTCATTAGTTACAGAATTTACATATAGCTCGATAACTCCGTAGTTACCTGCGCCAACCCCAGAATTATCTCTACACTCCTCTTGAAACTTTGGAGCGCCAACTGCACCTTGGGCTATCGCGGTTGGGTTATCCGCTAAAGACTGTACTAACTGCTGTGTAACAGGAGCACCGTCAGCAATAGAGGAATCAGAAGGTAATAGGTAAGTAGCCATTAGTTCTCAAACTGTTGTGTACTAAAATTTAATTCGGTTATATCTTCTGTGCAAGTGCGACCTCTTGCGGCTGCGCTTTTCTCAGAGACACCTATAAAGCACTGAGCTTCTGTACAGAAGACTGAGCTTCCAGTTATGCCACCGCTAATTTCTTGAACTCTTAATTTAATCTCTTGCCCTTGAGAAACAGCAATATCAGCAGTTATATCAAAAATACCCGAATTACCGCCCGACTCTCTCTGTAGGACAACAGCGTCATCAATTAATAATAAAGCTCTATCACCACCAAATCCTACCCTTTTGTGCATAGCAAGCCTAAACCTATAAACACCAGTAAGACCTATGACCATCAGAACACTGCTAGTTTGCGAATTTCCAGATGTTAAATTTATATCGTTTCTAAAGCGTAAACTTGCTACTTTTGCGTCACCAGTGCCAATATACTCATAAGGCTCAAAAGCTGAAAAATTGCCAGCAGTAACACCAGACACAGATATAGCTCCGTGTTGTATTTTAGGCGCACCACTAGAGCCTTCCGTTATAGCTATAGGGTTGTCTCTTATAGCTGTTAAGACTTCTTGCGTTATTGGCGCATCAACAGATATTTTTGAGTCAGCTAAATTGTTATATGCAGTCATATTTTACCACTGATAAAAAGGTGAAAAAACTGTTGAGTCAAAAGAAAACAGCAGCCCCCTTCCTAAAGCACTTTTATCTGAAACCCCAAGAGTAACCGCAGCAGCCATTCCAGTAACGCTGCTAGTATGCTCAAACGCTTGAGCCTGTACATAGTCACCAACCGCTAATGTAATATCTTTTGTCGCTCCTCGATTCTCACCGCCACTTGTGTTTCCTGCCAAGAAGTCGGTATCTTCCACACCATTAATAAATACTTTAACATCAACTGCGCCAGCTGAATTAACTAGCCAGTTTATGCCCTGTAGCCTGTAAGTACCTGCTACTGTTATATACAGCTTATTAGATATAGCAGTATTAGACACTTTATTGGTAGCTACATAACCAATCATATTAGTACCAGCAGTAACTCCAGAGTTAAGTATAGCTTCTTCTTCTATTTTTGGAGCATTAGCAGCCGCAGCAGGTATACCATCTGAATTATCTCGCAAAGCCTGAAAAAGCTGCTGCGTCAAAGGCTTATCAACGGCTAACTCAGTAGGGTTTATCTCTCTATAAGCCATAATCTACCTAAACTATTAAGTACGGTTCTTGACCGCCTGACATTTTTGCACTGACATTTAGCTTTAACTGCAAGCCTGAGCCAGCAGAGCTATCAGCGCAGGTTACTATTTGACCGTCAAAGTAATTCTTGTGGCTAGCATCTGCGTAATCGCTGCCCGAAGCTGGATTGCTGGTAATTGTAACAGATGATACGCTGCCACCACTAGCCGTAGCAGTTAGTGATAAGCCTGTACCTTGACTAGCAGTTACCTCAGAACCAGATATTGTAGTATCTCCATCTGCAAAACCTGTGCCAGCCGCTAGAATTGTAGCTGATATGAAAGGTCTGCTATTTGCATCTACTACCGAATCCGCACAAATATAAGACTCTGTAGCTCTGACACCTGTGTATGGGTCTGCTTCTGTACCAGTGCCGCCACCAGTTGAGTAAGCAGCGACATCGTTTGCAGTAGATATACCTGTATTAACTGTACCGAATCGGAACTGTTTAGCCTTAATTAAGAACTGCTGATTTTTGCTATCAAACTTAGTCGATAGAACCTGCATCTCTGTTTGTATTTTTGGCGCACCATATATATCAGTTATATGCCGAGTAGACAGGTAGAAATGGTCGCCTGTGGATAACTGGTCATAAGACGCATCTAGCTTAAAAGTGCAAGTAATAGGCGTTTTTTTAAATCGGTTAAGAAGCCTCTGGCTCACACTTGTAGCGGTTGCAGTGTTTTTAACGCCCCAGCCGTATATAACTTTGTTAGATTCTTTTCTGTATTCAAAGTCAGTTTCTGAGTCAGAGTCGATATTAATGTATAAATTTTTAAACGATTTGGGTTTATCTCTATCTTCTACTGAGTTTCTCTCATTGTAATAATAGTAAACCCTTGAGATTCTATCTTTGTCTGCTTGTATAAGTTTATAGCTATCTTCAATAATGTGGTCGTCAGTAACTCTAACTATCCCAGTAGGGTCTATCTCTGGAGTTTCTGCCCTCATAACGATTTGAGAGCTAAGGTCGTCATAAAAGAAATTAACCCCAACCATACCGCCTAACTGTGATAGCTGTTTATTAACCTCTTTAGGTTCGCTTAGAATAGTGTCGATTCTAAATGTAGATAACCAGTTATTTTTCTCATCAACCCAAGAATAAACACCACCTGTTGTATTGTTACAGGCTTCGGCAGGTACGCCAGCTTGAGTAACTAGCAACTCGTAAGCAACATCGTTAATGGTAACTGCTGTACCGCTTCCATCGTATTCACCAAAGGCTACGCATTTTTGTACAGTGTCATCAACATCGTGGTCAGTGTTAGTGTGATTAGTACCCCATTGATCTCGGTTAGTTATATCTATTCCTGCGTGTCCTGAATCTATATGAACTTGATACTTGCATATTTCATCATTAATACGGACAAAGCCGACTGCATCATTAACACCAAAATAGCTTGTAACCTTAGCTATATCATTTGCGTCATTTTGATCTATAGCCACCCCATCATATTTTAAATTAACGTGATTTGGGGTCTGCCCACCAGTAATTGATTCTGCTAGTGAGAAGTTAGAAGGCACTGGTACTTTAGCTTTCAATTCATCAGCTAGAGTCATCGGGTCTTTACATTTAATAGTTAATACATCGTTATCTAAAAACATAGAATCTATAATGTATTTCTTTTTGCCGTCTTGCGCTTGAACTGAGCCATCGTAAGCAACATAACCGTCAAATACTTCAACCGTTCGACCAACGTAGTGCGGATTTCTTGCTAGTAACTTCTCAAAGTAAGTGCCCTGGTCTGTCGTTATGTAGTCTCGGCTGGCTGCGTAGTCATCTGCGCCTGTGTCCGTAGAAGCAAAATCTCTTAACTTAATCATTACATTAGAGCGCAAAGATATGCCTTTGGTGGGGACTATCTCAGTAGGCGCACTAGATACAGATATAAGAGCAGGGTGAGCGTATTGCTCGATACCTGATAATCTTTCGCCCATCTCTTGAGTAAAGATATACTGCCTCTTACCTGAGCTATTTAACCTGTAAGCATCTAGGGCTTGGCAGGTTTCTCTAGTGTTAAAGCAAGCACTTGTAGTAGAGTCAGCAGTACACGATGAAGGAAAAGAATTGCTACCAAAGACATTATCACAAAAATCCAAAGAGAGCCTAACGTACTGCATAGGCGTTCTGGGCGATAATTTATGTGCGTTTTGGAATATATTATTGAGAGTTTCTTCTGCCCCCTCATTAACACTACCAGCAGTAAAATCAACTTGCTTAGTCATACCTGTTAATGGCGGATTATTTCTATATGGGTGAGTAACTATTACAGTCCCAGCATTAGTTCCATCTGCAACGCTATCTCGACCACCTTGTAAAACATCAGTTAAACCAGCCGAACCAGTTTCTTCAATAGATAAACCGTACTTCTCTTTTAAATAACCTTGTATAGCCCATCGGTTATGACGGCTTAACAGTGCATCAAAGATTAACACTTCATAAATCGTGCCAGACGTTTCTTCACCTGCGATATTCTTCATCAGGTTAATTACAACGTCATTATCTAGCTTTATCACATAATCTGCTGCGTTGTCGTAGTTATTGACGTTATTAACATCAACAAACTGTCTCGCATTTTCAGCCGAAGCCAAGACCTCAAAAATTGCAGGAGCACTATTTGTAACCGTAACAGAACTGGTAGCCGTTCTAGTTGTATCGCTTGTATCTTGAAATGTGAATTTAGGCTCTATCTCATCGGAGTCTTTTTCTTGTACAAAAGTAAAGTCTGATTCAGTGTCGGCAGAGTCGCAAGATACAATAACATTAGTAGCAGTTGAGGCTGTGTAGGTTATAGAGCCGACTACAAACATATGAAAAGCAGTAGGGAAGTTATCTATATTCGCGCAGCTTAAATGCTCTGTGCCGTCAAAGGCTATACGCTTATTCGCTAAATCATAGGTAGGCGCATCAGCAGACGTATTCTGCTCAAAGACGTATTTGTTTTGACTTTTATCAACCCACTGATATACAGGCCGATCTTGTACAGGTACGCCATCACCGTCATTAGCGTTTGGGTCTGCACCGTCAAGCCATAACAGTAAGTTATCGTATAAGTGATAAGGCGTAAAAAGCTGGCTCATTCAATATATCCAATGGCGTTAATGTTCCAGTTTAGTAAAGTAGGCGAGCTATAAGAAGGTTGTCGCAAAGACCTGTCTATTGTGCAGTAATAAAGTCTATTCCTGTCCTCAGCAATTAAGCTATCACTTTCACCGCTAACACCTTGCGTATACATAACAAAGAAAGGGAATCTAGGCATATAGTAGCCAAGATATTCAATCATTGAAAAAGCCTTTAGCTCACCGTTTATAGTAGTGATGAAAGCTTCATCAGTCGTATCTTCAAGCTCAGATTCTTCAAAGTTGTTAAGTTTTATGTTTAACTTTTGCGGAATTTTCCTCGTATCAGATAGTAACGGATTGCCCTTATTGTTACGCTTTATTGTTGCCTCATAAGGCGTAAAGCTAGGCGGGGTAAATGGCGCAGAAACGTTAATACCAGAAGTTACCCACATACCAGCCGACATAATTGATATGTAACTCTCAGTAGTCCAACCTATAGTTTCAATTGTTAAATATCTAACGCCCTGTGAGCGTATTGCGGTGTCGTCAGTCCACATAGCCCCGAATGGCTTGTATAGATTATCAGCAGGTTTGTATTCGTGATCGTAAATTGCTCCAGCATCTTCAAATTCAGCAGTCGATGCGCTTAAGTCAGAACTCCATTTAATAGCGACACCTTGATTTTTAGTTAGGTTGTGACCATAAATAGCAAAACCATTCATTGCTAAAGTGAGAGGAAAAAGAATTTTAACTCGCACCTGTGTGGAGTTAGCTATCTTAAATGTAGTGCCAGCGTTTTCGTCTATGCAATTCTCAAAGCCGTGACCAGTCGCAGGCGTTCCAGCCTGATAACTTATCGTGGTTGTTCCGCTTTTCTTGCGCCAGTATTCGTGGTGCAATTCATTTTCTACTAAAAGTGCTCCAGACATTATGAACCCACCATTGCGTTAATTTCTAAGCCATCGTCTGTGGCTTCGTTAATAGCCTCTATGATACGTCTTGCGCCCTCTGGGTCAATAGAGCCATCTACAGTTACGTTTATAGCTTGTGGTGCTTGTGTTATCTCATCGTTAGCCGCTGGTTGTACTGGTGCTTCTTGCGCTGCTGCTGCTGCGCCACCACCAGCCGCTACCGCACCACCGCCACCGCCGCCACCGCCGCTAAGTCTTCCTGCCGCAGATGCTATAATAGCTGCCTGCCTTACTACGCCAAACATTTTTTCTTGTCCTGCCGCTGCCGCTGCTCTCGCAGGAGCGTCTGGAGTTGGAAGGCTAAGTTGCGATTGTGCTGCTAGACCCATATTTACAGCAGTTGTTCTCGCGTTATCTGCAAGAGCTATACCTGTTTCAGCAATTACTATTGCTTTTCTGATTGTTTTACTCTTACCAGAAAATGCACTTAAAAGCTGTATACCAGCTTCTACGCCTCGCTTTCTTGCGTCAAACTCAAACTTCTCTGCTTTTTTTGCATCTTGTACCTTTTTGTTATTAAACTCAGCATCTGCGGCTCTATTTTTTTCTCGTCTGATTTGCTCTAAGCTATCCAATGCACCGTATTTCTCTACAGCTATTTCGTACTCAAGTTCATTTTGAGCGTGCTGCCTTTCTAGCTTCATTGAGTCAGCTTCGTTTTCATCACTTTCTGCTCTTAATCTAGCCTCTTGAGCCATTTGCAGTTTTATTGCATTTTTTTGTTCTTGCAGTTGTAGTTCTGTTAAATCTTTTGCCTCTTGTATATCTCTAGCCTTTTCAGCAGCATCTTCCTCTATCGCAGCTCTAACCAGAGCATCTTCTTTCAATTTTCTTATATCATCTTTAATTTGATCTTCACTTCTAGTGGCAATACCTGCGCCACCACCCATACTAGCCATAGACCTTGGATCGCCCATAGCAAGTGTCAAACCTACAGATGGAGCTTGACCGCCAAGATTTTTTGTTCTTTCTAACTCTGCATTCAGGGAAGCTATTTTTTCGAGATCAGTAGTAACAAGAGCGTCTGTTAAGCTTGCAACACCATTTGCTAACCCTTGTGTTGCAGCAGCAGCAAGACTGGCAAGACCAGTTTCTTCTGCCAAAACCCTATTAAACTCAGTAAAATTATCTGAGAGTAAATCTGTTGCAGCAGAAAGACCCCCACCAGTACCAGCTCCACCAACCTGTCCTTTTAGCTTTTCTATTACTATTGACTGAGCTTCAAGCAGGTTTCCGCTAAACTGTAGTTGTTTTATCTTGTTAGACTCTGCTTTTGTAAAACTTATACCAGCCCTAGTTAAAGCTGTTAAATTTCTTGTAGGGTCTTCTAAAGCCTTACCCAATTGTTTTGCACCAGAAACAGCACTTGTACCCATTACTGCTGCAATATCTTGCGTTAATCCAATAGCATCTCTAAAAATATCTCCAGATACAGTTCTAAATGTAAGCAAGACACCTTGCGCTTCTCTCATTTGTGATGCAGATGCAAGCGTCCCTCTTGCCACACTTTCAGCCATCTCATTTAATTGATCGCCAGTAAAGCCAGCCGAGCCGCCTGTTGACTTAACAAGAGCTTCAAGTTTAAACATTTGTTTTTCAAAATCTGAAAATACATCAAGTGCATTTTTAGCGGCAAATACAGATGCTGCAATACCAGTACCCATAAACAGACCGCTTACGCCTATTCTACGCAAGCCAGTAGCTATAAAAGATAATCGACCAGATAGACCGTTTAATGGCCCTTGCAGTGCTGCAGTTGCAGTAGAAGCGTTCCTAAATGAGTCAGCAAGCTTATTGGCATCTCTGGTTGTTTTTTTAGAGCTATTACTAACCTTGGGGATTTCTTTAGAGGTTTTGCCAGCAGCTCTAGTTAAACGATTTAGCTCATTCTGTGCTTTTTTTAATTGCTCAGTGTTTGCTTCAAATATCAGTCTTGCAATTGTGTCTGCCATTGTTTACGCCTTTCCGCATCAAGCTCTAAGATGGCATTAATTTGCCATACGTCTAAAGTGTCGTCATAAAGCTCACAGTAAGCCTTTATATCCAGCAACGATATTGATTCACACCCCTTTGCAATTATGCAGTAAGCGTCCCAAGTTGGCATAAGATAAAAATCAAGGTATGGCTGGTTTTTTAAGTCAGCAGGTTTTTTACCACTAATTCTTTCTATAGCTTTCCACTGCTCTATTCTTGTAGATTTTGAGTTTTTTTGTTTACTATTTGCAAAAAAAACCCATTTACCAAACTCAACTATTTTGTCGGCTTGGCTTTTGTAAAATTTGCCCTGTCAGCCATAAAAGTGTCAATCTGATCTCTGATGTAAGGGGCTTTTGTGTATAACTCCTTGCATAACTTTTTAGTGAACTTTTCGTCTGTACCACGCCAACCGATTGTAGATGCAACCAAACTATCTATAGTCATTGATTCTTCATCAAAGTCTTTGTTTGATCTTATAGACTCAACATATGCTTTCTGCTGCTTCTTTGCTTCCGCTCGGAATGTAGAAGAATCCATACCCATTACTTTAATGAAAAGACCTGTTTCTCTGCCTAAATCATCAAGTATCTTTACTTCAGAGCCAGCATCGTGTAAATCAGTTGTGTAAAGTTCACTAACTTTCATAAATCACCCTTTTTTAGTTAAGTAAAGCCCCGCCCAGCGAGGCTATTCAGTATTACTATAAATCTGTATCAATTACTAATGCAGATGTATTGTTGCTGTCTTTGTAGATTGCTGTGAACTCCATAGAGACACTTACAAGACCTTCGCCACCAACTTCAACAGCACCAGTAGTATAGACTACTTCAGCCATAGTGAAGCTAATACCAGTAGAGCCTGAGCCGCAAGTAACAACGATAGCTTCTTTAGTGTTAGCAACAAACTTTTCAAGCTGCGCTGCACCAGAAGCAGTATCGAAGTGAGCAGTCAATGAGCCAGTTACTCGGCATTTACCGATACCACCTTGCTGCGCTAAGTTAGAGCCTACTTTGTTAGTAGTTGATAAACCGTTCTCAATACTCATAGAGAAGTCAGTGATAATAGCAGCAGATGAGCCGCCTAAAGTAATAGCAACATCGCTTGAGTGGTATGGGTTGTTAGCATCAGTGTAATCAGCCTCTGTGCCATCAAACTCAGCATTTACAGTGCTCATAGTTGAGCCGATAAGACCAAACGAAGATTCTACTAAGCCGTCAGCAGGAACGGTCATTGAGAACGTGTTGAACTCCATACCTAGATATTGATGCACATTGTCATTAACAGATGCTAGATCAACGAAAGCCTGTTGAATTGTATAAGACTGACGAACTAAGCCAATCTCCATTACACCACCTGCTAAAGCGTCATCACCTACAATAGCTCGCAATCCTTCGATATAGGCTGGCTGATGCGATAAATCAAAAGAAATATCACCAGTAACAGAGTGAGCGCCCATAATTACGTCTTGCACTTCACGATCACCAGTAATAACCGCAGATTCGTGGTTAGTCTTAGCTAACGATAAAGATACAGACTTAAATGGAACAATAGAGTAGTTACCAGTACCAGCAGTGCCGTAGGTTGTCTCCTCTTGAATACTTAGCTTTACATTTTGACCACTTTGGATAGTCATTTAATTAACTCCTCGCGGGCGTAACCGCATAATAAGATACATCTATATTTCTAACAAAAAATGCACCATCTCTGCGCCCAACGCCTAATGATACGTTCAAAATTCTAACGGTAGTACCACTGTGGGTCAAAACCGTACCTCGTTTAAATGTATTGGCTATTGAATCCATATCGTCTTCAAACGCACCAATGCCAACTTCATTAAAATAATCTATCTGGAATATGCCCTGATGATAATCTGTACCATTCGCACCAAGCGATAAGGTAGTTGTATCAGCAGGTAACAAAGTTCCTCTAATCCATTTTATACCAGCAGTTCCTTTATCAAAAGTAGATAAATCAACTTCTTGATTCTCAAAGACTCTGTTGGTGAATCCTAAAGAGGATAAGCCATCAAACTCAGTCTCTAGGGCTACCCTAATGTTTCTATAGTCTCTAGCAGTATCGCTCATTTAGTGCCTGCATTTAAAATGTTAGTTCTAAGCATACCTTTAGGGTTTTGCCACTGACGATTAGGTTCTCTTTCACCGCCAAACTCAACTGAATTTGCATACTCAACACCATTGGTAAGAAAAAACTTCTGCCCAATAGTTTTTGGTGTTATTTCTTTGGCAACAGCCTTATAGCTACTTACACTATCTTGACCACTCTTACCTTCAGACCTATACGAAGCTAACGGAGAGCCAATAGTCGCGTTCCAATTATTAATAAGTTTACCAGTAATAACTGGGGTATCGGCTACTATACCGTTACAAACTTTTGAATAGTTTTTTTCCACAAACTTAGCTGCGTCAACCATCATTTGATCTGCTGCGGCTTTAACTTCTGAGTCGAAGCTCATAATATATTACCGTAGTCGCTGGCTGCACTGGGTTAATCTCTACAACTCTTAATTTTTCAGAGTTAATTGTTGCTGTATCACCAATCTTAGGTGGTGTTGAAGTATACGCAACGGCTGGAATCTCGATAATCTGTGTAGTGTTATCGCTTTCTTCAGCCTTACTCTCATTGAATAAAACTACTTTAGCAGTGTATGTCGTTTGGTTTGTGCTACTCATACCCGAAGATGGGTTGTAGCTTCCACGACTGAAACGCGAGAAGGTTACAGACTGACCGAAATCAGTGAGTATTCTATCTGCTGTACTTGCTAGTGGTGCATAGTCAAAGGCCATTATGCCCTCACAACCCTCATAGGGTTTTTAATTAGCTTTCTAAGCGCCTGAGAGGCTGCTGGTAGCAAAGTACGATCTGCGCTAGAGTTCTTATACTCTACTTCAATCTCGCCTATCTTCTCTTTTACAGTCTCTCTGGAGATGGGGTCGTTAATACCAAAACCCTGCTCAAAGCCATAAGCTAATTCATAAATCGCAATTAGCACTTCATTAGGTATTTCATTGTTATCTTTCCCAAAGCCGTCAATAACAATCCCACTACGAGGCCATTGCATTGATTGTGCTTCGGTTGCTTTAAGCCCTATAAATGGTAAGGACTCAAAATAATCTGTAGCTCGCAGAATATATGCTTCTGCTTGAGCGTCACTTATATCTACTCTGCTTGTGTATCTTGCATTTAGATAGGTGTCGTAATTGGCAACAGTAACATAGCTGTTAGCAGTTGTTGATTGCGAACCTGTTTCTACCGTTAAAGCCATTTCATCACCTTAAAAAAATGGCCGACCTGCAAGGGAAAGGGAGGGAAACCCAAGCAAGCCGACCAAAGCACTACGAACTTACTGGTAAATGTTACCGATGAAGTCAGATTTCCAAGCCTTAACACCCCAACAAGCGGCAACTTCGATCATAGACTTACGGTAGCCTTTGTAGATGCGTACTTCAAATACTAGACCTGAAATTGGGTCTTGTACAAGAATTGCATCATCAGCAGCATCACCAACAGACGGTAAAGCAGGTGCTCGCATACCAAGCTCAAGAGCGCGGCGATGGAACATAAGGTTAGACTGGTAGTTACCAACATTAGTTACTACAGCATCGTCAGCAGCCGCAACCAAAATACCTTTAGAACCGTTGATTTTAATGAGGCCACCAGCAGCGCCAGAAGCAGTTTGAGTCTCAGAAGAAATAACATAACCTGAAGTAGTGTCACCAGCGTTAGTGATAATGTCACCATTCAAGATAGTGCCACTACCTGCGTCAACAGTTAATTCAGTCTGACCAACAGCTTCGCTTGGGTCATTGTTGATTGCCAAAGCAGCTTCAGTACCAGCAGCGTGAAGTGCAGACTGGCTAGACTCACGAACACTTGCACCGAACAAGTTAGCTAAAGTGCCGTTGTTACGGAAGTCAGCAGTACCAGCGTGGTCAGCGAAAGCGTTAGTACGGCTTGCGCGGAAAGAACCACCAGCTTGAGTGTTCAATACAACAGAAACGTCATCAGTAGGCATACCATTGTCTACAAGTAAGCGGCGCATTTTAGCAGCTTGCTCAAGACCAGTAGTAGTTGATGAGAACGCAAATGGGTCAGTACCAACAGTACCTAAAGCGCGTGAAGCATTGTTTTTAGCTTCAACGAAAAGATCGCTTTCCATTTGGTTAGCTAACTTACGCATTGCTTGTTGAACTAAGTCACCGTAAACAGTTTCGTAAGTACCAGCGTTACGCAATTGAAGCTCTTTCTCAGCACCCATTGGGATTTGGATAGCTTTAGCGTTAGTTAGTTGGAAGCTAGAATTAGTTACAGTCTGAGATGTGCCTTCAGGTATAACCATATTGCCGTTAGAGATGTCTACAAAAGCAGGTGCTTCAGCAGTTACAGCAGCTTTAATAGGTGTCACCAACAGCAGCACGAGTGCTATCAGCGTTCATAGTTACAGAAGGAATGAAGCCTACAGCTTCGCGACCTACGGTGTCTGCGGCAGTATAAATATCAGTTGCCAAGTTGTCTAAAGTTAAATCATTAGCCATTAGAATGGTTCTCCAAAAGAGTAATTAAATTATTTTGCCGCCAGATTTAACGAAAGACATTCTTTTGCGATTGTCCATTGCATCAAAATCTGATCGACTTACTTGTTTGGCATCTCCAGCCCCGCTGCTTCCACCTATTGCGCCGCCCCCAGCAGCTTGTGACCCGTCAACTAGAAACGGGTATTCCGCTTTAATTGATTGTGTCAATTCTTCTACGCTACTAACGGTTAAGTTACCATTAGTATCTAAAACTCGTACCTCACCATCTACTAAAGATAGACGCGAGGATATTTGCTGCGACAACAAGTTGGCTCTAGCAGTGTCTTTAGTCAGTTGACCTGCGACCTTGCTTGCTTGTGTTGCTACCTGCTGCTGCTGTAAGTTAGCCTTTAAAGTTGCTAACTCATCAGCCGCCTTCTGTCGCTCTGACTCAGAACTGTTGTATAACTGTTCAAAGTCGTTTGCCTTCCGCAGCTTTTCAGCCGTTTCTAGCCTTGCTAGTTCTTCCGCTTCCATTGCTTTTTGCTGTACCGTTTTCTTTTCGGTTAGCAATTCGTCAATCTTACGCTTCAAACCACTTACATCTTCTCTCGGTACACCGTCTACATTCAATGTGTAGCCATCTTCGCCCTGCGAATATAACCCCTTAACTGAATCGTCTAACGTATCGAAACTTTCTTCACTCACTTTGTATTGAATAGTCATCTATAACCCCTAGTTATAAAAATGTCGTCACCCTGTGACAATTGGTTCTATATATCACTCTCATCTTCAGATGTCAAAGACTCTTGATCTTCTTCATCTAATTCAGGCTCGATTTCAGGTTCTTCTGGAATTTTCGCCATTTCTGCCGCTAGTTCAGCGTCAATATCTTCATTACTGCGACCGTCTTTAACAATGCCTTGCTGTCGAGCAAGTTCTTGCATATCAGACTTCGCAATAAGGTTGCCTTCGTTCAATTGCATAGCCGCCATAAGCATTTGTGGGTCTGCAACATCATCGAAGAACTTAGTATTTAGGATAAAGGTAGATTCTTCACTTGCACCCATAAACATACCGCACCATTCGATGCAGGTCTTGATACCTTCGGACACATTATCCGCAATGGTTGTTAGGATAGAAGTTTCGCCAGCTTGCTCGATTAAACTTTGGGTTGCTGTCTTAGCTGCGCCGATTTCAATCATTCTCGCGCCAAGTTTTCGCATTTGTTCTTCTTTGCGAGCCATAAGTTTGTCAGCTAACTGGTTTTCAGAAGCCTGTACAACAGAAAAGCCACCAGAGTCACCTAAGAAGTGTCCAGCCATAGAGCCAACGGTAATTCCGTTAGGGTTAGCCTCTTGGAACTGGCTTAAAGACATAGTTGAAGATACGCCAAGCGTTAATTGACCGTGAACAAAGCAGTTTTCTTCTAAATCGGCTGAGTTTCGGAAATGTGCAATGTTAATGTAAGCAATATCACCGAGTGGCGGCACGTCAACAGTGGTGTCGTTATTTTCTGAGCCAATAATAAATAAAGGGATAAAATCAAACGTAGTTCCATCGGCTTTTGTCGGGGTATACTCTTTAGTTATATTCTCGTCATCTCGATATACCTGTTGGGTATATACACCCTTTCTCAAACGTAGAACTCGGTACTGTTTCTGGGGTTCATAGCCAAACTCATCTTCATCTGCGTCATATTCTTCGCAAAGTACGGCTAGAGTTAGGATTTTCTGTCCATTTATGACCTCTACGCGCCAATTAATGAAGTTTTCAGCGGTATAGCGGTTGATTGTGGCTTTTGGAGATAATCTATCAAATTCTTCTAGTGATAAACCCGATTCTACTTCGGGGTAGTCAACTAATAGACAGTGACGACCTTTACCGATGACCTCACCAGCTACATCTTTGGCTAAACTTGTTAAAGACTCGCCAGCACCGTCAGAGTTATATTTTAGGTATTCAACTTCAGAAGGGAGTATACATTCAGGCTCATTTCTGAAGATTGCACCTGCTAAACCTTCTTTAGTTTTACCAGTGAAGTTTACAAAGACGGCTCGCTCTAAATAATTGATGTAGCGAGTGTCAACTTGGCTTACGCCTTCCATCGGTGGTAAGTATTTGGTGTTAGCTTGTTTTATGGCACGTTGACCTTCACAACAGTCCTCGATCATTTGCCATTCTTTAAGGTAGGTACGATATTCTGGGTTTTGTAGGTCAACACTCATAATTAGATCACAAATCTGAACGGCACAGCCGCTATAGGTTTAATAATAGGTAGTTCGTGGGCAATAGGATAAGTAGCAGCGTCTATTAAGTGATCTAAACCACTCGTTTTATCGGGGACACCGTTATTATCATACGTCAACTGCTCTAAACTACTTGACAATTCAGGACATTGCTCCGAATTTACCATAACTTGGAGTGAATCAAAAGCCGCGTTTGCAGCCATTACTCGATCTTTGATAAAAGGGTTCTTTTTGGGTGCTCTACACTCAAAACCAGCCGCTTCTAAAAGAGTTATGTCGGAGATACTTGCGTTCACTGTTTTTCTACTTGCGCCAGAGGCATCTGGGTAGATAGCAATGTTGTGGTCGGGGAATTTAGTTTTCAAAGTGTGAATCATAGTTGGGGTATCGTAGATTCCCGTTAATTCTTTAACTGCGTGATAAACACCGTCACGATAAACGAATACGACAGCAGACATATTGGTTACGTTGAAATCCATTCCGACCATTAGGAAATCAAAGCGCGTAATAACCTCTTGGCTCTCATTTTTATCACGGTTGTAACCGTTATATACCGTTCCTTGGGTTAAGTTGACGAATTCACCGTTAAGATAGGCAGATAAGAGGTTGCTAGGGTAAATAGCCTTCAAGTTATCCACATAATCGGCAGGTAGGTGAGGATTTGATGTTGTTGGCGCTTGGATTAGCTCAAAGCCTTCTCTGGGGTCTTTTTTCCAGTATTTATAGACAAACTTGAAGCCTTCAGGGGTAGTAGTCACTCCGATTGTATTGGGTTCGCCACTGGGTTTAATCTCACGATTACGAGCCATTATTGCGCGGAATGCAGCCGCAGCCTCAGATTCTTTGAGGGTGTCTAATTCGTCAATATCGGCATCGGCGTGAGCGTAACCGATGATTCTGTTGACGTTTTCCATAGATCGGAAGATGATTTTCCCGTAATTACCTAGATCAATGTAGTTGAGGGGTGATTTATGGAGTTTATAGGGTATTTTGAGTTCGGTGAGGAGTTCCTCGAAGCGAGGCCACGCAATCATACGAATCAAATCGTAGGTAGGCTCGTAGAAACCCCTATTGGTACTAGGGTTTCGGAGTTTACCGATGATGCAACGCTGCACCGCAGCCTCTGTCTTCCCCGCCCCGAAGCCAGCAACTAACGCTGGGAACTTCGCCTTGGTATTGATATAATCAAACTGTGGTTTGGTTGGTACTAACTTAGCCATAAAGCTCCCAAATCCCCGCAGGGGAGAAATTTTTTTTAGGTTATTCTGGAGCTACGATTTCGATATTTATGGGTTCAATACGCGATTGTTGGTCAATATCCATCTTATCGGTCTGACCTAATAGGTTTTTACCTAAGAATATCGCTAATTGAGTGTTACCGTCCATAGCCATCTCTAGTTGTTTGCGTCTAAGCCCTTTAATGGCCTCAAAGCGACCTCTATCAATGGCAGCCTTGAAATCGGGGTTATTTCTATACCTATCCTCTATAACATCTTCGGAGCAGTTAAAGAACTTACCCAACTCTATGAAGCTACAGTATGAACGAGATAACTCCTCTACCTCTACTAAGTCAAATTCAATCATAGGTCTGCCGCGTTTACGATTTGTCATCTCAATTATCCATTAAAAATTTATGTGGTGTATTATCGCTCCCCTTCCAGGATTGCCATTCGGTGCACCCCCCCTCTCTTACTCTCACCGATACCCGCTAGGCTTCGTGTGCGCGCGCGTATGGGACAAATATCGGGCAAGTAATACGATTAGGTGAGTATATAGGGAAAGCGCTTAGAAAGGCAATGGCGCGTTATAGTTGAAATGATATTATGGCGAGGGCAGAAAG